ATGAAAGCTGCACCAAAATTTAGCGGGTCAGTTGAGGCAAGAGTCCGCCTGACAATTTCTAAACTCCAAAGCGAAGAGATTTATGTGTCCGCTCAATGTACTGCAGTTGTAAAAATGTTTCGCAACTTGGTATCCGAGAAACCTGGCAAAACATACGACCCGAATATATCCTTCAAACCCAAGAGAAGCATTTACCTACACGCATTCGATGCGATGACTTACCCCATTATGTACAATGAATCCAACCATTATGTAAGCGTGGGTGAATCTCGCTCAACCGAAATTATGGATCTCGGTGGATTTTAGCTTGATTTTAGTTACAATAAATCCTAAGTTACAATTTTATGGAAAGTATTCTTACAATCGACGCGAAGGCAAATCCTGAAATTGTAGAAGATTTCGATGGCATGGAGGTTGGTGATAAAGTGAGGGTTGTGTCTGAGTGTACAATCAGTGAGCTTTCATCCAACCGGGTATCCCTGCCACTTGAAAATATAGTTTCAATTACAGGAATAGGTGAATCCAGTTCTGACGATGAGGAGGAAGACGAGGAGGAAGAAGGAGAAAGTTGAGAGTCGTGAATGCCGCGAAACTTCTGCTTCTTTACTTATCGAGTGCCATTACGAAAATCTGGGACTTCGTAAAGCTTGGAATCAAAAAAGGATAGAACGCATGTGTTCTTTTCTTCGTATGACTTATACGGAGATTGGTGCATTAGTTGGGGTAAAGAACCTCGACCAAAAGATCACCAAGACCAGGCGTCTCCCACTTTCGGTATGCATACTTCTCACGGTTATAGAAAAACAATATATGGGGGATTACATACCTGATTCAATAAATGGTTTATTCAATTTTACTGGAGGAGATTAAATGGTCAGTTTAGAGATTTTAGAGCGCTTTGGTTGCACGCAGGCGAAGCTTAGGGAGATATTTACGTCAGAAAAGGGTAAGCACCTTGAGGTAAGGGAAAGATTTCAGGATTTAATCCAGTCCAGAATACTGGAAGGCGTTCGCCACTCAGTTAAGAATTCAAAGCTATACATGTCCGTTGACATAGCCTGGGACAGCCTGCCAATCAATAAAGCCACCATACCGTTATTACAGTATGCACAGGGCAAAATTACCGTCGAGCAGTGCGGTAAAAACCTCACAGACCTTGATATCGCTGATCAATTTTGCGAAAAAGATGACGTAGGAGAGATAAAAAGTATTAATACCTTAAAGCTTTACGAGGTAAGCGTTAACCTAATCCGCTCATATGTAACCAGAAGGGTTGCCGCTCAAGTCCACCGATTTAGTAATCTGTATCCATATTTTAAATATGAGGCAAGAAGCACCGCTATGGAGGATAAAGTGCGTGCTGACGTTCTTTCTCAAAGAGTTGAGATGATGACTGATCAGTTCGGGTATAGGCATCTTTGGGAGCAGGTTATCCGTCAAATGTTCATGTACGGTCATAGTGTTGCGTTTCCCGAAACTTCGTGGACTGAGGAAGTCCAGTGGCGTGAGACAGAAGATGAACTTACGGGAGATAAGAAACTGGAAAGTTACACTGAAAAAGGAGGGGTTAAGTTAAAGACTCCCCATCCGACTCGCGTAGTTTGGGATCAATCAAGGCCTCTGCACGATATAAACATTAACCAGGGCCCTGAGTGGATTGGCTACTGGGATATCGTTAGGTATAGCGACATAAAGGATAATCCATCAACATGGAACTCCGACAAAATAAGTTTTACCAACTCACTTCACCAAATATACAAAGATTACGCTGATTACTTTGATTATTATTACACAGAAAGCATGTCTCCTCCCAATCGGAATGATGATGACATTGCCCTGGGTAATGAACGTACGCAAAACATAGGAACTTACTCCGGCGAGCATGACGACAAAGGAATGTTCGTTACAAATATGTGCATGAAGGTAAACCCCAAGCGGGACGGGTTAGGTGATTACCCTCATGATGTTTGGGTCAAATTTACCGTAGCTAGTGATGATACAGTGATCAGCGCAGAGTACCTGCCTTCCCTCCCTGCAATATATGGCGGAATTAATGAAAACGATGATCGCATTGCAAACATTTCAGTAGCTCATGAGATCATGCCGTTTCAGGATCAACTGTCCAATATTATGACCAAAATGCTGCACGACATGAAAGTCAGCATGATGCGAATATTTTGCATCGATCAGGATGCTCTCGACGATGATGTTAAGGATTATATCCGTGACGCTCTCGCTGAGGATACCTTATACGCAAAACCCAAAGCTTTATTTTATTCAGGACAAAAAGCAGCGGACCTAGGCATCAATAACAATAATTTCATACAGATTGTAGATGCGCAAAAAGAACTTTCGGCTGGAATCAGTCAGTCCATACAAGCAATCCTCCAGTTGCTTAATCTCGTTGAGCGTTTGCTGATCCTTTCTCCACAAGAGTTAGGACAGCCCGCTCCTCGGGAGATTTCTGCAACAGAAGTAGCTGAGATCGCCAACACCACAAACAGTATCTACTCCTTTATCTCTGAGGGCATAGATGACATGCGATCCGCAGCAAAGAAGTTATTTTACGAACATCTAGTGTCGTGCTCAAGTGACAAGTTTATTGTGCCCATAAAATCTAGGTATACAGAAAGAGTCATTCGTGACGCTGGGTTTCAGCCTGAAGTTGAAGGTGACATGTCAGCCACAGCAAGAAATGTAATTGGTGAACCAGGTAATCTAATTCACGAATATTTATTTACTAGCAGAGATGGGGCCGAGCGGGCTCGGGATACTCAGTCCGCCCAGGTGTTAGCGCAAACCATGCAGGGATTGATGCAGATAGATGGTTTCATGCAGGCATTGGGCAAGGAGAGAGTATTTGGAATTATGAACGAAGTATTCAGGTTATCTGGTGCTCACGATCTCCTCCTTGAGACAGATGAGGCCGATCAGCAACAGGACTTGGGTAATATGCAAAATGAACAATTCTTGGGAGAGCTAAAACAGCAATGGCCCCAAGTTCTTCAGGCTGTCCAAAAACTTATGCAGTTAGCAAATGCACCACAGGCACCACAGGCACCACAGGCTCAACCCCCGATGCCCCCTCCTGAGCAGCAAGCGCAAACATCACCAAATCAACAAGTCCAACTATGAACGAAGAACCTGAAGCAGAAGTAGAAGTACAACCCGAAGAAACTGAAGTCACCGAAAACACCGAACAGCCTCAAGTAGAGCAGGAAGAACCTAGCAATATTTTTGATGCTTTATTTTCGGCTGCTGAGGCTGAACCTGAACCTGAGCCGGAAGAAGAGAGTCGGGCAATATCATTAAACCAAGCTATTAGAGAGCTTGATGAAGAGAGCACTGTTGAGGAACCCGAGGAAGAAGAGGAACCTGAGGCCGAAACCGAGGAAGTTGCGCAAGAACCCGAAGCTGCAAAACCCAAAACTAAAAAGAAAAAAGTAAAGCAAGTGGTTGACCCGGATGTGGAGCCTGAAGAGACCCCATCTGAGTATTCATTTCCTGAAGAAGACCCAGATAAAGAATTTACCGACAATTTATTACCAGAAGAAAAGGATTTGTACGAACTGGCTAAATTCGCAGATGAAAACATGGATGGGTATAAAGGTAAAGCCCAGGAATTTAAAAAGTATTTTGAACAAACAAAATCTTACATAGAGACAAGAATTAAGGAAGACCCGCACGCTGATTTATCAGACGATGCTGATTACCAAGAGTTTATATCTAAAAACCGCCCTGACTTTAATCAATTAGACATTAAAAAAGTAGATCGCGAGCGTAATATTCATGAGGCAATGCGTCGCATTGAGGAGCAGCAAGCTCCCGAGAAAGAGCGTGCAAAAGTAGAGCAAGAAAGGTCGCGCAAGGCACCTGAAGTGCAAAAGTTTAAAATGATGTTTCGCCAGCATTCAAAATTAGCAATTCCCGAAGAAATGTCAGATTTGGTTAAGGATGAGGACTCAATTAAACAATTTGAGGAGTCAAATCCCTTAGAGTATCAGATTATAAATACGGTAACCACGGAGTTGCATAACACAGGGGATGCGCTTTTAGATATTACTCAAGGAATGTCTACATACGATGAATCCAACCCGTTGCATTCAAAATTGTTAAAGTGGGTTAATGATGAACAGGAACAGTATATACAGTCCGGCGATACAAATAGGGAAGGGAAAACTTTCATGCGCAGAGAGCGATATTTTAAGCTTCCCGAAAGTAAACGCACAGCTTACTACACCTGGTCGGACGCAGATTTAATACAAATACTGACCGTTCGTGCTAAACAAAAAATACAAGAGTCCCTTGAGCATCAGCGTCAGCTTCTCGAGCGATCCGGGTACTCCAGGCAAGCAGTCAAACAAGCGGCCCCAAAGAAAGCGCCAGCACCAAAGAGACAACCTCCTCCATCAGTTGGTTCTGCACCCAGACCAGGAAACACCCCCGCGCAGACTCCTCCGCCTGCCCGAAAGACCGCTCTTGAGTCGGTTTTGGGAATGTAAAAATCCGATTTTAACAAAAGCACTTCCAGCAAGTATTTTGTAAGAAATCTTATTTTACCCAAAAAAGTAGCCAGTATTTTCCATACCGTGGGTCTGTTTGCTATTATTATGTTACACGAAGAAAAGTGTAACTTATTAATCAAACATAATTTATCATGGCTATATCAGATCCAAACTTAACAACTCCAATACAATCCGTAGAACCCGGAAGCGCCCAAATTTCCGCATCAAATCTTTACAAGGGTGCTGGTCTTGGGCGAATTATCAGCGTGGACGACTCCACGGGCTGCACACTTACTAATGCTTCCATCAAGGGTTTGACCCCTGCAGAATTTGAAGCACTTTCCAATAAAGAAATCG